TTTCTGTCCAAAGTAATCAATATCATGAAAATGAATAATTCCTTCATCATGAGCCTGAACAATTTCAGGAGTTAAGAGATATCTTCTGCTCATATCTTTACTAACAATTCCTGCCATATAGTCTCTTTGCGTGGTGACGAGTTTTCCATCTTTATTTGAATTTTCATTCATCAAATATTCACTGGTGCCAGTCAGAAGCTCTTCAATTTCTTTATCTATAGTATTTTTTTCTCTTTTAAATTCATGAATACTTCTATATCCTTCATATGATTTTGCAGTAAGTCTTTGTTTTTTAGTAATTAATTTATCATAGACTAAACTTTCAATATCCGAAATATCAATCTCATCTGCGTTTTCATTTATAAATTTTTCTTCAATCTCTTTAGCAATACTTTCAGCAATTTTAGGTTTTACAATTCCTGAACCATTCTTCATAGCCTTCATAATAGCATTGTAAATTTTTTGCTCATCAAATTCAACTAAACTAGCATCTCTCTTAATTACTTTCAATATAATTCCTCCTATTTTACATATCAATATTTTCTTTTATAAAATCTATCACTTCTCCGTTTTCAATTACTGCCATCTCCTTTCTAATCCCATACATATAGATACAATCGCCTAGAGTTATATTCTCTAAAGCGATAATTCTTTCATAATTTGTTTTCATAAATAAAATCCTTTCTTACATATCTTTTATTTTAACTTTAAGTTCCTCTAAATTCTGATATTTTTCATTTTCATAATTTTTATGATTTTTAAGAATTAAATGAATCTGTTTGCTACAAATCAAGTCAAGAAGAACCTCTTTTTCTTCTTTCGTGAAATAAGATTTTGTTGATTTTTCAGATTCTTCTCTAAGTTTCACTGCCATAGTTTATTCTCCATAATAATCTTCAATATAATAAATTGCATCCTGCATAGAATCTTTACCCTCAAAAACTTTGTCAATTTGTTCATATAACCAAGGATGAACAAAAGTATTATTCGTATTATCTAACTCTGGTAAAAATCCAATAATTGGTAAACCCAAAATATATGCATAAAAAATCTCTTCGATTGTTCCTACAGATGAATCAACATCTTTCAAATTTACTAATAAGATATCTGATGTTTTTAATTGATTTAACTCGTATCTCATGACTTCTTTCCCATCAGAATGTTCATTATAATTGTAATATCTCGTTGGATTGAAAATATTAAAACTAGAATTAGTTAACTGAAATTCTTTTTCTGTCTCTTTTCTCCAT